CATTCTTTTAATTTCGTCTATTTGTTGTTTCATTTTTATTTTTATTTTATTAGCTAATTCATAATCTTCATCTTCAATAGCTTTTTCTAATTGGTTTTCTAAAGTTTCATTTTCATTTTCATCAAATCCTATAACAGGTTCATAGTTTTGAATTGAATCAAGTTCCCCAATATCGTCAAATTTATAATTATTATCTAAAAATATAATTATACCTTGATTAGTTCTTTTAATTTTTAACTTAACTGTACCACCAGGTTGTTGACTATATATAAATTTTTTATTAATAAAAACATCATCATATTCATTTACTTTAACAGCCCAAGGTACTACATATCCATAATTATTTACAGGTAGGTTTTCTATATAATTATTCCTATTTAAATTATTACTGGGTAATTTAAGTTCTCTCATTATTATAATCCTTTGATTTTATTGTTAAGTGTTTCCACTAATTCTTGTATTTTGTTAATTGATTGTTTTGTTTTATCCCAATATTGAACACCTTCTTCATTTTCACTTAATTCTTGTTTCATTCTATTCATATATTCAACAATTCTATCCACTTCTTGGAGTTTTGATTTAACTGTTTTGATACCTTTATGAAGCATTTCATTTTTACTTCTGAATTTTACTTCTTTTTTAAATTGACCATATGATGCTTCTTTTAATATCATGTTTTGAATAAGTTTATTAAGTTTTGATTCGTTTATATTATTACGTACTAACAAATATGCTTTATATATTTGATTTTTATTATTTTCTAAATATGTTTTTAATTTTTGTATTGTACCATGTATGTTTCCTGATGTTAAATCTAAATTAAATTCTTTTGATATTAAACTAAATTTATCTGGATCTTTTACACATATTCTTAGTATATCTTGAATGCTTGGAATTTTATTTATACCTAATTCATTTATTGAATCTTGTTTAAATGAATTATAAGCACTGTTTCTCCAAGTCATTAAAATATTTCTAATATTTTTATCTTCAGGTAAAGCTGAAGCATTTGATACTTCAAACCATTTATTTAATTCAACAGGTCTTTTATGTAGTATTGTATTTAATACTGAATCAGATGTGTTATTTGAAGCTCCAAATTCACCATGTTTATTAAGTAACATAGCTAAACGTTCAGCTGCTTTAGTTACTTCAGGTGTTTCTTCTATTTCGGATTCATATAAAGGAACATTCATGTCTTTATTCACATCAGTTTTGTTTGGATTTTGAATAACCCAACCATCACTTGATTTAGACATTATTAATGGTAAAGATAAAAAACCATTACCTAATACTTTTGTATTAGCAGCATATTTTTTAATTAAACCTCTAACTTGTTGTGGTACTCTTTCTTTTAAAAACAATGTTAATTTACCTAAACTTTGTTCTTTTGCAAATGAACTTCTACCTCTTTCAATATTATCTAATGCTGTTTTAACTAATGGATCTATCATTAATATAGATTCACCTTTTGAATTAGTTGCTATTTTAAAATATATTTTTGGTTCTTGAGCAAATCCAAACCCAATTGGTTTTAATAATGATTCTGGAAATTCAAATTCATTAGGAACAAAACGTCTGCCTTTTTTTAATGGTATAGCTTCTTTAAACAATTTTGGTGTTGCAGTAGTTTCTCCAGGACTAGTTATGTTCCCTTCTTCTTCAAGAATTTCTTTTAATATTTTTGCTATTATTTTACTCATTATTTTAAATTAGAAAGCTCTTCAACAAGTTGATAATATTGTAATAATGATACCACATTTTCGTCTTTAACATTTTCTGTTTTTTCTAAAGGTTTAAGAAGATGAATTACCTCCGTTAACTTAATAGAAGAAGTTTTATCATCTACCTTTTTAGAAAGTTTAAGTAATTCAGATTTTAGGTTTTTATAGTTTGAATTTACGAATTCTCTTAAATTAGAAACATTACCTATGTTGTTAATATATTCTTTTAATATTGTTTTTTGATTATTATTTAAATTTTGATATTTGTCATTAAATTTTTCTAATAATGATCTATATGCTAATATACGTGTATCCGAATCTAATTTTGAATATTCTTCATATATATCTTCACCTTTTTTAATATCTTTAGAACATATATGTTCTAATAATGTATTTTTATTTTCGATAAGAATATCGGGATTTATAAAATCAACAGAATTGTTAGATTCTATTAATATATAAGCAGCTGCATATTGAGGGTAATTATTTATTTTATTTTTGCAAAATAAATCTAAATTATAATTTTCTTTAATTTCTTTAATTAAATTATATTTTTCTCTACGTATAGTAGAACGATTTAATCGTTTTGATAATAATATTATATTATCAATAACGGAGTTAGCTTTAATTTCAGATAAGTTTTTATTATTTATTAATGATTGATATAATTTATGTTCTTTAGCTAATTCAGTTTTAGAAAAATATTTTTTAATTATATTAACAGCTGGTGAATCATTACCTGATATGGTATCGTTGGTTACTTGTCGAATTAATAATTCGAATAGTATTGCCGTATTTTTATACTTTGAATTTTTTATTTTCATTTGTTAAGATGTATACACTATATAAATATATTAGATATTTTCTTCCTTAATATTAGATTCATTTAACAATTCTGATTCTGATTCTTGTTCTTGTTCAAATATTAATGTTTTTTTAAATTGTGATGGCAAAGATGATTTAATTTTATAAAGTTCTTGTAATGCTTTATTACTAACTAAATCCATAGTTGAACTATTTTCACCCTTTCCTAATCTATCACGTCCTAATGGATCTTGCTGTGTGTTTATCATAGATGCTTTTTCAATAGGGCGTCCAATAGGTGATTTTTCATCATAACCAGCTGGAACATCACCATTTGTATTCATTCCTGTTCTACCCTTACCATATAATGATGCTAAATCGTGTGGTGTACCAAATGATTTACCTGAACGTAATGGATCATTCCCTTCATTTTCTATCTGAGCTAATCTAAATTCACGTTTTTTATCTTCAATAACTAAATCACGGTGTTCATCATATTGATCTTCACTAAATTCAAACACATTGTTATAAATCCAATCAGATGGTAATAATTTACTATCTATTACATCTTTAGCTAATTGAATTTTTTCTTTCCATAATGCTACTTTTTCTTGTTCATATACTATTGATGGAGTAGTTAATGATAATTCAAAATTAGTTAATGTAGCACCATCATATCCTTGAGTATATAAATGTATTAATGCTATTTTATATAATTCTGATATAACTATACGTTGGATGCGTTCAATTGTACGAGCAAATCTAATATCTTCAGCAGCAAGTGTTGCTTTTCCTGTTAAATCTTTTTCAAAACCAAAAAATGCTTTAGGCACTTTTAATGCTGATAACATTTCATCTCTTAAAAAATTAACATCCTCAATAGCATTATATTCTAATCCTTTTAATGTATCTATTTTAGTTGATTGATCATTACCTCTAACAGGGATATAAAAATCCTCCATTAAATTCATCATGTTATATTTTAAGTTATATTCACCAGTTGATTGATCTATAAAAGGTGTTTTTTTAACTTTTTGTTGTAATTTTTGCATGTATGAATCTACTTCATGTGATGGTAAATTTCCTACATTTACTGTAAATACACGTTTTTCAGGGGCTCTAGATATACGATGTAGTAACATCGCATCTTTCATTAATGAGTATTGTTTAAATGTTTTACGAGCTCCTTCTAAATAACTTTTTCCATATGGTAAATAATTGGCATCTGCTAGTAATCTAAAATGAGCTATTTCATAATTTTGAAATTCCATTTTACCATCTCTTGAATTGCTACCTATCATTCCTAACCCCGCTACTGCTAATGATTGAGGATCTATTCTAAATGTAGTTTTAGGTACTTTTCTAACATCAACACTATCATCTAATCCTTCTTCACGAGTCATTTCATATGTTGATAATGGCATTACATTAAATACACCAAATTTTTCTGCTATTTCTAATTTAAGATAAAAATCACCATATTTACACATATTTCTAATCCATAACCATAAATTAAATTCAATATTTAAAACATCATAAAATAAATTATATAAAATTTGTTGTACATTTTCATCACTTGATCTAATTTGTAAGATTTCTCTCATTTCATTTTTTAAAGTAGATTCATCTGCTATGATATCTAAAGCTGAACTTATAATAGGTTCAGTATCCATTACTTCATAATCAGCATATAGCTGTGTACGAAGTGTTTGAATATTCATTGTTGGATTATATGGATTAGTAGCTCCATATTTATGTAATTTAGAAAATCTATCTACTAATGAGTTAGTTCTGACATCACCATATGATTGAGTTTTATCAAAATCATTTACTTTTAGTTGTTTACCACCAACGTTGCGTATTACAACATTTGTACTAAATATCTTCTCTAATTTATCAAATACACCTTGTTTAGGTTGTTCTTGATTATTTGTATTTTCTGCCATATTATTATTAATAAATATAATTTTACCCTAAAAGCCATTTAATATCTTCAGCTTGACCATTTACATTCATTACATAAGGATTTGTTGTGTTTTGTAATCCTATATTATTAAAAGTTGGATATAAATCAGTATAAACGTCTTGAGTTATTCCTGATATTGCGGCTCTTGTTAATTTTTGATGTTGTACATTAAACTTTAATGCTGTATCTCTTATGAATAATCCTATTCCTAAAGATATTACTAAATCATCATTATAACCTGATTGAGCTTGTGCTTTACCATTATGCCAAATAAATACTCTTAGTTCTTCTAATAAACGTTTAGAATGAAATATAAAACTCTTTTCACGAATATACGACTCCATTTTTGAGATAACAAGAGGTCTTGTTTTTGTAGAATTTGTAAAACCTGGTATTGTTTGATCACTTTCCATTTTATCTATGTATTTATCCATTGTCATTTCCCCATATGATCTTGGTGAAAAATACATATTTGTATATCCTCTTTCAAGAACTGTTTGAACAACATCCCAACCAATATTTGAATTCTCTATTACTAATAAGGCATTGTTGTATTCAGTTGCTACTGAAACTAACATATGACCATATTCTCTAGTTCCTATTTGTGATTTATATTCAGCAACTTGCTCACAGGCTTCTACATCTATAACATGAAATGCTGAATAATCACCTCCATCTCCACGTGAAACGTCAGCTACAACTATATAATTTTTACTAAAATCAACATATTCCCAAATCCAAAAATCATTACCCATAAATCTACGTTCTATTGGTTCACGGATATAATTTTCTTCATAAAATGCTAATAAACCTGATTCAACAACAGTATTACCAGAACCTAAAAAGTCACAATCATATTCTTGTGCAAATTCACGTATACTCATGTTGTTTTTTTCTTCTTGATACCATTTTTCATCTCTATCAGGATGTAAATTCCATTTTAATTCAATTTTATGAAAATCATTGGGTTTAGGTAAATCATTATACATCCTATGAAACCAATTACCAATTCCATTTGGTGAAGATAATGCTATAATAGATCCTCCGGTTGCAATTGTTGGTTTAATTGAAGTATAAATTTTATCAATACCTTCAATAAACGCTGCCTCATCAATAATTAACAATGATACAGCGTAAGAACGACCTGTATCACTAGATGCTGATGTTGCTATAATTTGAGAACCATTTGCTAATTGTAAAGATAATTTATTATTTGATAAAGGTTTTTTATTACCTTTTAACCAACTTGGTAAATTTTGGAACATAAATTGTACCTTATCAACCATTCCTTTAGCTGTTTCTTGTTTAGTAGCTATACATAACACGGTTTTATCTTTTTGAAATAACATAGTATGTAAAGCATAACCAGCTGCTAAAGTGGATATACCTAACTGTCTAGATTTATTAATTATATTATATCTATTAGTTTTAAAATCATGTAATACATTTTCCTGAAATGGATATAAATTAAATAACATACGCCCTTTTTTAGGGTGTGATATATAACAATATTTTTTCATAAAATGTATAGGATCTAAAGCACATTTAATATATTCTTGCTTTATTACTTCCTTTATTTGATCATTATTAGTCATATATATAAATATATACAAGAAATTTTAAGCAGAAAGAAACCCATACTTTCGTATGGGTTAAGTAATTTTAATTAATTATTTTATAAGTTAGTTCCAGTTGGTTCATAATAATAAAGATCTTTTCCATTTATATTTATTTTACTCCAATCAGCTAAATCAGCATCTTGAATATCTTGTTCTGTAGGTTCATGATCTATTAAACAAATTGAATCTACTGCTTCACCTATCCAAACTTGACCATTTTCACCTTGAAATACTTCTTCATATCTCATATCCTCAGGATATTCATCTTCACCTATTATTTCATTTACAATTTTTTTTCTATTCAGTTTTATGAAATTTAATAAATCTCTAGGATCATTAATAGTTATTTCGTTTAATGGACGAATACCTGCTAATTGCTGCATTCTATGTATTTCGTTTATTTGTTTTTTCATTTTTATTGTTTTATAATTAAAAATACAGCTAATACACCTAATAATGCTGAAGTTGATGTACCTAATATACGTCCTTTAATTTTAAGTAGTTTTTGTTTATTAATTAATTTTTTGTTTATTTTTTCTAAATTATTAATTTCTTGCTTATAATTTATTTCTTTAGATTCATATAAATCAATTATTTGATCTTTAACAATAACTTTATTATTAGTTAATATTAAAGCATTATTTAAATATTTAACTTCATTAATTAATGAATCTTTTTGAATTAATTCAACTATAACTTTTTTAGCTATTGAATCTGGTAAATATGTTTGTGCTTTTGAATTTAAAAACATTAACATAGTTAGTAATGTTAATATATATTTCATATTGATTTATTTACTGATGATTGAATATGTCCATTTGATAACTTTTCACATTTAATTTGAATTATTAATACTTGATCTTTTACAGATGACAACCTATCAACTATATTATTATAAGATAAAACCATATCCATATATATAATAAAATCATGATCCATATATTCATCATTTTCATTTTTCTTAGGCACATATCCTGATAAATATAATGGATTTTTTAATAAACCTTCTATTTGTTTTGTTAAATTTCTATCAAATAAAATTATAGTTATATTACCTACATAATTAGTTCTCATATTTTGAGAATATTGAGCTAAAAACCCATTAATTATTCCTAATATATTATAATTATTTAACCACCATTTAACATTTTTTTCTATAGGTTCGTTTAATGATTCTTTAATTAAATTTAATAACTTTATCATTGGTAGCGTTGTTTAAAAAATGAATCAATTTGATATGGTAAATATGTTGGTACTTCCTTTATTCTATCTTTATACACAACCCTATCTTTATAAATTATAACTGAAGCTATATCTAATCTGCGATCTAATTCGTCTATTTCAAGTCTATGATATTGAACCATAGAATCTAACATTTTATTTTGATTTCTAAGAATAACGTTTTCAGTAGTTAGCTGTTGAACTTTTTTAGTTAAATCTTGTCTAGGCCAAAATATAAGTAATATTATTCCTAATATTGCTAAACCTAATAATATGTAAGGAAGTTTTTGTTTCATTTATTTAAATTATACTCCAAGTACCTGGTTCTGTTAAATTTTCTCTTAATTTATCTATTACTTCTTGTTTTTTTAACGCTGGAATAACATTTCCTGATTTATTTAATTTAAAAATATTTAAAAATTCATTACCATCTTCATGTGATAAAGTTGGGTAAGCATATAAAGTATATCCATCGTTTTCTATTTTTATACATCCCATATCATGGGTTTTACTATAATCAACCAGATAATTAGCTAATTGAGGTCCATTATCAATATCATTAGTATCACCATTATTAATATTATAATATCCTGGTTTTATTTCCTTATATAAATCAACATCCCAACCATTATCATCAAATTCTTCTATTTTTACTTCTAAACTATTAAAACTATTTATATTAAAATTATCATACCATTTATTAAATTTATTTAAATTAAATTTATCTAAATCAAACCCACTTATTATATCAGAAATATAATCATAATATCCTGCTCCTCCTGATCCTACTCCTCCTAATAATCCTTCATCAAATGAAATTCCAATTTCACCTAATTTAGTACCAATATCTGATAAATCATTTGGATCATTTAAGTCTAATTCATTTAATTTAATTCCTGCAAGTTGTTGCATTCTGCGTATTTCGTTCATCATGTTATTTTATTATACCTGCTCTTAATTTAAATTTTCTTATTAATGATTCATCTAATGTATCTTCAATATCATCTTCATCAAATTCAAATTCATCTTCAAAACTAAATTTATCATTATCTGATGTATTAGATTGTTTATAAGGTATATCACCTACTGCTTTAATTATTTTATTATATAAGTTTTTTAAATGTCCTGGTAGTTTATGTTCTAACATTTCAATAATTGCACGTTGTACATCTAATTCTTCTTGTTTAATTAAACTTGCATATTCATCTACTAAAACATCAACTTTTGAACCTGAATTCAAAACACGATTTCTTTCTTGAGAATAATAATTATCACTTACATCATCTTCATTAATTGATTTTTTTACTTTAACACGAGACTGTAATTGACTATTAATTATTTTTTGAAGTAATCTATCATGTGTAAAGAAAAATTCTGCTGCTTTACTTCTAGCATTAGAAGGAGCTATATATTGGTGTTTTGGTAAATCTGGTTCTACTTCATCGGGTTCGTCAAATTCATCCTTATCTTTACCTTTTGAAACATTAAAATATTGAGACAATTCATTATCTGAATCTCTTTCATAATCGTTTTCATCTTCTAAGTCTTTCTTCTCATTATCAAATCTATTTCTAGGTTTTGTTAAGGCTTCACCTGAAATAGGTTCAATTATTCCATATGGTTCTAGTACATCTTTTACAACTGGATTAAACATTTGTTGTCTACCAAATTTAGGATCACCTTTCATTTCCCCATATGCTTTAGCTATATCTAATATTTGCCATTCTGGATTTTCACCTGCATAATCCAATATAAATTTAACAGTTTTACTATTTTGTACTTTATCAGGAGCTGCTAATAATTTTGCTCTCCAATCGTCTGCTAATTTATATTTTGAAGGGATTCTAGCCATTTCATCTAAATCTGCTTCTTTTAATTTGCGTCCTTGTGTTGTAGTTGCTGTTTTTATATTTGGATCGGTACGTAATGAATTTGAATCTGGTTCATTATTTACATATGTGGTTTTGCCCGTTTTATCGGTAACCATTGTTCCTTCTACTAATTTAGATAATATATCTAGTGTTCTCATTCTTAATTTTTAAAATGTGCTAATAAATATTGCTCAATTTGAGAAATACGCTGTTCTATTGTTCCTTCTATTTTTAATAAATGTTTTGGTGGATATTCATCTAATATTAGATTAATTACATTATCAATTTTATCACGATAATCTGAATTAGTTTCTCGAACACCATTATTTTCAATTTCTACACCTTTAGGTGAAACATATATAATTAAATCATAATCATTACGAAGTTCCATTACTAAATTAGTATATAATTCTTTTTGTTTTTGAGACATTGTTTGTGAGCTTAATGTGAATGCACATACGTCAAAGCACGTTCTATCTGTTATGATATTTTTATTCATTAATTCCAAGCTGCGTTCAGCAGCAAATACCAATTGACCTTTTAAAGTCGAATCTGTATTTAATGCTATACCTTGATCTCGTAAATATTTACTACGTTCTGTAGCGGTCTTATATTCTTTAAATTGCTCTAACTTAGCTAATTCATTTACAAGTGTTGTTTTTCCACATGATATGGTTCCTGTTAATCCTATTTTCATATTAATCCTAAATTTTTATTACTCTTATTTTTACATGAACTTTTATATTGATGTTTTCTAGCTGAAAAGTTTATAGATTGACCAATATATACTTTATTACTTGGACTCGTTATTTTATAAATTCCTATGTTCATATTAATTTTAACATTCGTGCACGCTGATATGAAACCATCTTACCATTTTGGGGATTTAAAAACTGTCGTTTTGTTAATGGTATATTAGATTGTTCTTTAACAATAATTTCATCTTGATGTTTATATCCTTTTGGATATATCACTTCTACTTCATAAGGTCCTGATGTACTTTTTGCTGGATCATATTTCCAAACATCTATTGTTCCATCACTATTTGTGTATGAGAAATTTCCAGTTCTATTTATCATTTACTTCACTTTTTTTCTGTAACCATTCTTCTTTTGACATTTTAATACCAAATAAATAATATTCAGCTTTTGTCTTATCACCTTCAGGTATATAAGCAGGAAATGTCCAACTATGTAATTTATTAATACCGTTTATTTTAATGAAATGACATACCGTTTTATTAGATGTTTTAACTTTATTATCCATCTTTATAAGTTTTTATAAAATTACATTAAGAATTTTGACTTTACACAAATTAGTTTAATATATCTTTAAAATTAGATAATGAATATTTTATTTCGTTTATTTTATTTCTATTAATAAAACTGAATTCTACTTTACTTGGGTTTAATATTCTACTATCTTCTTCAACATTAGAAGGATAACCTGATATAATATTGTCACCACCATTTATTTTAGTTTCTTCTCCATTAATATATTTAAAAATATTTCCATTATCATCAGATAAAACCCATTTATAATACCCACCATCATCACCAGATAATGCTAAAGGAATTAATACAAAATCACCTTCAGGTAATGTGATTAAAAAGGGCATAGCATATTTAATAAAAATATAAGATGCATCATTTTTATCACCATATTTTTTAATAAATGATATTATTATTTTTCTTTCTTGAGATGGTAAATCTTTCCATAATTGATATGTAATAGGAACTGGAGTTATTTTTGCCTCAGGCATGTTAGTAACTTTCTCTAGTTCTTTTTCAGATAAATTTTTAACTAAATTATAATCCCAGTTAGAATACAATTTATAAATTATGTTATATAATACTTTAGTTTTTTCATCTTCTATATACTTAGAAGCATATTTTGGAATATATGAAAATGTTTTTACCATATTATTCACATATTTTGCGGCTGCATCTTCTCCAAAATATTTTAAAGCATATTCAAATGTGATATCTTTTTTCTCAAATAATTCAAAATATTTCAATTTATAAAATTCATCTAAAAATTGAATAAATGGTAAAGGTAATAAATCATTTACTTCCTTAATATCATTGTTTTTCTCATAAGAAACTAAATTTATTTTAAATTTACGATCAGCATATCTTTTAGCTAAACTTTTTATTACTTCTCCATCAGAATTTTTTAAATCATCCATACTAGGTTTAAATCCTGAATTAATAGCTAATTGTTTTTGTTCTTTAGTACAAATTTTAAACATACCATTATCAAAAAATCCTACATCACTAGCTCTTTTTTGAATATACGCATTTTTTACTTCATTTGAAGCTTTAGCAAACGAATTTAAATTAAATCTACCATTAGAAGCAATATTTTCAATTTCTTCTGATTCAGGTGGTGCTATATATACAAATAAATTTTTTAAATCCTTAAGTTTATTCCATGCTTTTATACCACTTTCTTTACCATATTTAATCATATGTTTTCCAACTTCATCCCATGAAATTCCTTGTTTATTTCCATCATTTTCATGACCTGTTCCATATTCATTAACAGCATCAGTAACACCAAATTTACCATTTTCAAACACGTGTATTACAAAGAAGTGATACCAATTTTTAAATTGAGGTTTTTTAGCTTCAGGATCATTCCATGTTTCAGCAGATTGTTCTGAATCAGCAACATAATAAAAAGTTCTGTATAAAGCACCTTGACCTGATTCACCACCAAATCTATATCTAAAATATCTATTTATTCCTGGGTTTTTATCACCTATACAAAAATTATAATATTTATTTTCTCCATTTGTCCCTTTATATTTGTAAGCATAATTTAATCTAATACATGCTTCTTTATTAGAACCTTCATAAACATATAATCCATTTCCACTATAAATTTTACTTACACCCGTAATATTTAATAAATGGGCATCCTGAACTGTATAAAAATCTTTAGATGATTTTTCTGCTTTTGTACCATATGAATCAAATAATATCTCCATATCCTTCCAAGTATATTTCATTATATCTTGAGGATTTTCTTGTCTTAATGGTTTTTCACCCATTCTTAGTTTCTTATCAGGGTCAGGAGGCATAAATTTAGGTGATAATGTTAAAGTTTTTGCTTGAATTCTTTTAACAATATTACTTTTAATTCTATCAAAATTATCTATAGCAGCACGCATTACTTCTTCAGTAACGGTACCTTTAGTTTCTTTAGTCCATTCTGCTATTTTAAGTTTGATTACTTTATCTGAAAATTCTTTTAAATTCAGTAATTCTAATAATTTCATTTATTTTATTTATTTATAATTGTTTTTAAAATATAAAGTAATATAAGGAGTATTTAATTTATATTTAAATCTAAATTTATCAGCTGCTTTTTTAAATATTTCTATTAAATCATCCTCATAATCCTTATATATCCAATGAATAAAGTGAATCCCACTAATTTTTATTCTTCTCATAGAATTACCATTTTTTAATTTATATATATCATTATAATAATCTATTTTACCATAAGTGTTTTGATGACCATTTAAACTTTGAATAAATTTATTTAATTGTTGAGGTGGAATAGGAAATTCTTTTAATATTTCATTTGTACAATAAATTAAAAATAATTTTAATTTATCTTTATCATAAATATCAGAATTAGGATTAATTACTTCTAACTCATTCAGTAATTCTAATAATTTCATTTATTTATTTTTTACAAACGTTAACAATTGTTATGGCTTTTTCATCAAATATTATTCTAACTGAACCATTTGAATGGGTATTACCATCTATTCCTGATCTTAATAAAAATAAAGAAGCATCTTTAGGTGCATTAGTTGAACCTTGATTTTTAAAATAATTTTCAATTTTATTGTATACATCAAAACCACTTAATGATGTTGTAAATTGAAAATTGTGATTTTCTTGTTTTGCTCTATTATTTATTTTATTAATCTGATTTTGAGGTACTCTATTATCTAAATCTAAATATTCATATTCTGATGGTTTTTTACCTTTATGTAATAATACAGTATAAACATATTTCATTGGTTCTGTTTGAATCTCCATCCCTTTAATGATATCAATAAATCTTTTATATTCTTTTATTAAAGGTATATCATCTGGGTCTTCATCTTCTTCTAATATTTCTATCATATCCTCAGCATATTCAATAAATTCATCTACTGTTTGTAATTTAGATGGTAATCTTTCAAATACTATACAATCATATTCAAATGCTAATTCATGTGGGTTTTTACCTTGAAAAAGTATCATTTTTTTACCACTATTACTCCCAACTCCAGCATAACCATTGGCCATATTAACGTCTTTAGCAAAATACAAACCCCATCCATACATTTGCATACCTGCACCTAAACCTATAGCTGCTGTTCTATAACATTTAAAATAATTAGAACCACCACCATAAAATGTTTCTTCCTCAGTTATAGGTTGTTTATTGTTATTTAATTTTTCTTGAATTTTAAATTTATCTTTCAAAATTTGTCTTAATTCTATTTGTTTATTCTTAGGTAATGATTTTATTTGTTGTAATATATGAGATATTGGTTTTTGGTCGTTATTAGAAGTTATTAACCATATATGGTTAGATCCATGTTGTTTAATGTAAAATGGATAAGGTCTTTTTTTTAATCCTCTAACTGATAAACTACTCCATCTATTATCATCTTTTAACCTTTGAATTATTTCATTGAATTGGTTATCATTATCTACTCGTATAGGTATTTTTATAGGAGGTTTATTAATTTCTAATTCTAATAAGTTTGTTAAATTAATCATGTTTCTTAATCCAGATCTTCTAAACCTGTGTCATCTTTTTTTAAATCATTATTAATATCATTCATAATATTCTGAGCCCAACGTTTTTGATTTGGTGTCAATTTATTATTAATAGCATTTTCAATAAATATTAAAAATTCTTCATCTTGCATTTTATATATTTCAACAAATAATAATTCTCTTACTCTAGGATCGTCATAATTTGATTCATTATATAAATTACTTACTGCATCATAAATAAATTTACCATATTGCATATCATGAGGTTCATTACTTAATTGATCTACGTTTCTTACTACATTTTGATTTTGTTCTTTATCTGTTCCAAATCCTTGTAATGATAGTAATTCATATAAACCCTTAACAATTTCATGAACTAACATAGGAAAACATATAGCTCGTGCTACAATTGTTATTTTAATTGGTTCTGGTTCATCAAATCTATTTTTTTCTTCTTCATCTTCTCCTACTTTAACATAAACTTTACCACCTTCAGTTTTTCTACCTAGACTTAACATTGCTAGCATCATTGCTATTGCATTTTCATCATCAAATATTCCAAAAACTCTTTTAATTAAACCATTATAATCATTAACTAAATTTTGATCTAATTTATCCAAATTATCTCTAAATAATAGAAATGCAAACGCTCCTCTAATTGAGGAACCTTGAGTAATAGCATTTATTACTCTACGTTTTTTATCTGATGGTAATTCTTCCCATGATTCCTTAGGTGGAATTTTAGGTGGTTCAGGCATACCTGCATTAACATCAGTTACTATTTTAGCATCAATTTCAACTCCAGCATATTTTATAATTGGATATGCTTGATGAACTATATCTACAGCTGTTTGTTCTAAACTAGGAATATGTGACTTTTCAAAAACCATTACTTTTTGTAAAAGAGCAACCATATCACGTTGAGAACTATTAAGATTAATAGTTTTACCTAAATCAATTAAACTCTGTTTAGATTGACCCTTTAATAAATTTAATGTTTCTGGTTTAAATATTTTCTCATAATTAACTTCTTCTTTAATTATTTTTTTATTTCTCATTATTTAGTTAGTGATTTAAAACGATTTTCAATTTTGTTAATTATTTCTTTCTCTTTACCTGCCTTAGGTGCAGTTTCAGGAGCAGTTTTTGGTGGAGTTAATGGTCTACGTGGGCCTGGTTTAGTTGAGGGTTTACCAGGTGCTATTGATGGACTAGGACTAGTACCAGGTGATGGTGCTGGAGCTGGGTTATTTTCATTCATATGATCACTAGTGTATTTAGCTAAAATAGATGTGCATATATTAGCAAATTCATCCATTTTGATACCATATTCACCTTTAAGTGATGTAAATAAACCTTTTAAACCATTTAAAACTTCTGCTTTTACTTCGTTTGGATCGGGAGCTGCTTCTAAGTTTTCTTTTATTACTTGTTTAACTATATTCTTAATTGAATTAGCTAATTTTTTTTTATCCATTAGTATAATTTATATATAAATATTAAACAAAATCAAAAGATGTTACTTATTGTATTTCCAAATATAACCATATGCTGTTTTTTGTAATCCAATCAAACATTTTCGTATAGTTTCACCACTAGTATTAGCTAATTCTAAGAATCGAAGAAGCCACATAAATTCCATGTGCACCACTTACTGTTATACCTCTTGCTGATAGAGCATCTCCAACAAAATAAACATTTGGGTAATCAATTAATGATAAGTTATTATAATTTACTAATGGTTCAGGTGATAAATATTTTACTTCGGGTATATATATTCCCCAATCATCACCAAATTCAAATATTTTATTCATTTGATCAATAAAATTAAGAATATAATCAGCATATTCTTTTCCTAATGATTGTTCTAAAGCTGCTTGTCCATTTCCAATTTCAAAACAAGATACTCTATTTCCTTCTGATGTTAATGATGGTTTACGAGATGGAGAAAAATAATATCCTACTCTTTTATCTTTTCTTAACCATGAATCGTCAGAGAAATGTGATTGTATTGCTTGACATTTACTTACAGCTTCTCTACACCACTCAAATGGATTTTCAATACCTTTAATCTCCATTAATATACCAAAATTGGTCATATCATTTCTAAATTCTTCACCTTTCTTAGCATGACCATTATATGAAATATCACCATATGTCTCTTCTACTGCAACATAAGCGGCGTTATTATTAGTGCAAAATGTACGAATACTTACACTATTTTCTTCTTGTTTTTGTTTTTCAATTTGGTCTAAATCTAATCCTGTAGTGTTATTGAATTCTTTTTTATATTCTTCTCTAGTCTTACCTTCAGGGTATTCAAATTTTAAAGGGTAATGTTTTTGGTATAATTTAAAGTCATAACTAATATCAATTAATTTTTGAAAATATTTTTGTGGGCTTTCAAATCTCACCCCAATCTGGGCTGCGCGAGCTTCAGTAGGGAGATTTTTTTCTTTCATAATTTTTTGAGTTAAATCCATACCAGCTTTACCAGTACCATAAATTAAAGTATCAAATTTTATTTTTCTCATATTGATTGTTTTTATATTTCCATTTATAACCTAAAGTTGATTGTCTTTTTCCTTGACAACAAAGACATATACTTCCATTACTTTTTAATCCGGTTGTATTTTCAAATTCTTGAACAGAATCCCATTCTCTAATAAAATTATCTTCTAAATCATATTGTAATATAGGTTTTCTTCTTTTTTGTGAAACCATTTGATTTCTATAAGTCCAATCTATATTTCGTTTTTTAAAAGCCTCACTTTTCTTTTTTCTAGTTTCATCAGAATCTTTTATACCTAATCTAACTTTTTTACCTAACATAGACTTACTTTTTTTATCACATGTCTCTTTAGATTGTTTTTTACCTTTATTAAGTGATATATGACCTTTTAATCCTTCAGATATTTTTCTTTTAGATTCTTCAGAATGTTTCATTCCTGTGGTGCCAGATTTAACACCACATTCTGCTATATTAGCTAATATATAACCTTTATTTCGCAACTCTAATTCTGTTTCTCTTTCTTTTAATAATGCTTCTTCTTCACTTAATCCTTCAAATAATATCTCAGATTCAAATACACCATCATTTTTATTTACAATATTATGCCAGTATTGATTTCTACCGTATGTTCTAATTTCTCTTCCAGGTACTCCTTTTCCAACATAAAATGGTTCATTTATATCAGGTCGTATATGGATATAAACTATAAAATTATTGTTTTGTTTTCTTTTCGTGATATTTTTGTTTAAGTTTTTCATCGATTTTTTCTTTATTAGACCAGTAATATTTCTTACTATATTCTCGTTGTTTGAGAATACGTTCATCTTCTGTTTGGTATTTTTTGATACGTCCCATCGATTATAAATATTACAGATCTAAGAAAAAATCTAAGAAAATTAATTATGTTTTGAAATTTTAATTATTTCATTAGGTTTAATATCTAAAACATAACATCCATAAAAACTTAAATTTTTATTTTTTAAATCAATTAATTCAGAAACATCCTGTAATGTTGGGTTAGATTTAAATTCAATCATTTCATCAAATTTATCAAAATCTTCTACACCAAATTCTTCAGGATCATAATCATCTAAATCTATAAAAACTTCATTTAATGGTTTTTTGAATTTAATATTAATATAAGGTATATCTCCTCCTTCATCACTCATAGTATCTATCATTTCAAATCTTACTCTTTGGGTAGGAATAGCAGGTTTACTAGATGATTTAAAATTTTGCTGTGTTGCTTTTAAACCATTTTTAAATTCAGGTTTCCATACAGTATATCCTGTATCTCCTCCTCTTTCAAAATCATCTTGAGATTGAAGAAAAGAAGTGTTTAATTCAATAGTTAGAGTGTTATCTTTATTTAATGCCTTATTAATTTCCTCTTTAATGATTTGTTTTAATTCAGATTTTCTCATATTTTTATCTAATTTTTATATTTGTTTATTCTTTGTCTAAGAAAAAATTAAACTATTTTTAAAATATATTTTGGTTCTAAATACCCTGGTTTATTAGAAATAATTCTTTCTTCTGCTAATTCAGATCCTCCTAAAGAATCAATTTTAACTCCTACTTGCTTAAACCATTCATCACTTGGTTTATCTATATATGTAGAAGCTTGGATAGGAACAATTTTATATTTTTCTGATATTTTATTACCATCTAAAACAATTAGCGTTTTATGTTTCCAATTTTGTTTTTTTCTTGTAGTAGATATAAAATATTCATTTGATATTTCTTCTTGAGGTTCACTAAATTTTAATCCTTTATCTAAAATATTTTTTATATTTTTAATATTAGTATAATGATATAATAATCCAATTTGTTTTCCTTCATTTAAGAAATCATCATCTTTATTAATTTTGTTTTCTGTAGTAATCCCTGCTAGTTTTTGTAGTCTTTTGATAATTCCTTCGTTTAGTTGTTTTTTCATATTTTATTTTTGAATTTCAAATTTAATTTTTTTATTATTTAGTAATTTGATGAGATTTTCATCTGGTTTATGGAGGATAGCTTTAGTAATAGTTGTTATAGGAATATTACCTTGTATAGAAATAGTTCCTCCTTCGTAACTTCTATTAGCTTGGGTCATTTTATTTTTTATCTTATTGCTATCTATCACAAATGTAACATCCAAATCTCCTAATCCATAAAAATTATTATTATCATGTGGAAAATCAGAAACATATACAAATTTACCATAATTTGGATCTTCATACCAATCTTCAGGATTTTGGTTTGTTGATTTTAATATGTTTTCATAAGTTTTAATTTCACCACTTTTCAAAATGTTTAAAGCATTTTGTATATCTGTTGAATGATAAACTAAATTACCTTTTTGGTATTCTTTATCTTCTTTAAGTATTCCAGCTAATTTTTGCCATCTTTTAAATTCTTTCATATTATATTAATCTTTAATTATTATTTCATTGTTTTCAAAATCTACATCTTCTACCTCAGTTTCCCATTCAAATTTAACACCTTTATCTAATAAATACTCATACCAAGCAACTGCTATAAGAGAAAGATAATTGCTTCCTATATGCCAAACAGGAAATAATCTTAATCCAAAATACGGTTTAATGAATTCTGGTTCATCTATTGGATTGGAGCAGAATATTTCTTCTGGTTTAGGATGGAAACGTTTGAAATTATTGATTACTTGATCCATTAACTCCATAGCTTTTTCTTCACCACAGTATTTACTTAATTGTCCTCCAATTGCAGTGTGATATGTTAATTTACCGTCGCTCCATCCACCTGCACCTAACATACCTTCCATTACTTCTTCAGGTTTACGTTTGTAAGGATCATTTCCTTTATCTATAATGGTAATTAATTCACCTGGATATCCGTTATCTACTAATTTAGTAGCAGCATTTATACCTGCTACTCCAGCTCCTACTATTACTATTTTTTTATTCATTTATTGTTTAAATTTAAGAGATTTTGTTCAAGTTCTTTTATTACTTCTTCATATTGTTTACTTGTAATATCCATTGCTTCATCTGTTTGTCCTTTATCAGCAAAATCTTTACATAATTTAGCTAAATCAATTGCTGCTATTAAATTATCTTTTTTAGATAACATTCCTTTATATGGATTATGGTTTGATGATTTCAACATCAATTCTATTATTTCTTTATTTTTCATTTAATCTTTCTTTAATACGTTGTTCAATTATTTCTCTATCTTGTTGTGTTGGTTGATAATCATTCATTAAATTATTAGGTATATTATCCCAAGCATTACCATAATAAGATACATTGAAACCTCTATCAAGACATTCTTTATAAAGTTCTTCATACCTGTTTTTTAAATATCCTAATTTGTTATAGAAAAATTTTACATGACCTTTTCCTAAAGTAAATTGTTTAGGTATATCTACTATTTTAGCTCTACCACTTGAAATAGTATTAGGAATACGTTTAATTTCTCTATGTTCAGCCATTAAATGTCTGTTTGTTAATTCTCTAGGTTTAATACCTACATTGATTCTTGTCATTCTATAAAAGTAAGAAAAGAATTTTGACTTTTAACAACCTGTTTCTCGTACTATTATTTTTGACCTTTAATTTCTGTAATTTTCATTCTGAACCTGGACCTTCCATCCATTCATTTTCATCTATTAATGATAAATTGTCAGATATAACTAAACCTCCACAATCATCTTCACTTCTCGTTATAATTATTTTAATATAATCTTCTCCATCATCATTTTCTTCATCTCGGATTTGCCAATCTAATTCATCACTATTAGGATTTAAAATTCCAAAACCTGTTTTATTCATAATGAGTTCAAGATTTAATCTAACCCAACTTTCACTAAATCCTGGTTTATTTACTTCTAATTCGTTTAATCATTTAAATCAGGTTCTGTCCATTTAATTATAATACTACCATATTCATCCGTTGAAACTTTAACTCTTTCTATAAGAGCTTCATGATCATTAAAAATTAATTTCTTTCCTTTTAAAAAGTTAAAGATTTTATTATATTCTTCTATTTGTTCATCATCATCCCATAAATGATCTTCATTAAACTCATATTCAATATTTTTATCTTCTCCCATCATGTTATCTTCATAATATACATCTATAACGTTTCGGATATATTTTTCAACTTCAGAACGAGTTAAAGGGTGATTTACTTCTAATTCATCTATTAGATCTTCGTCATCTTCCCATTTTTCATCATCATCATCATCGTCATCCCAATCATCTGATATTTCTAGCATTATTTCATATGCTCTTTTCAAAGCTAAATTTATTGAAGAATATTTTATAGGTTCTTTTATTGCGTTTCCAAAAGCATAATATGCTTCTATTGTAAATCCATTTTCTTTTTTAATAATTTTAACATCATCTGTATGATTTTCATCATGACCATCCATAGGTGCTGAAAACCAATAAACAATATCTTCTTTAATATCTTCAGGTTCTAATATAATTTCATCCCATCCTTCAGGAATTTTAACATTAGGATTACTTATTTCTAATTCGTTTAGTTGAATACATGCTAATTGTTGCATTCTTTTGATTTCATCAATTCCTGCTTTTTCTAAACGTGAATAATATTTAGGATCTTCTGCTAAATGATCTAATGCTATTTCTTTAGCAATTATTGAACTATTGGTATGTTCCATTTCATGTTTTATACCTTTTTTAAGTTCATTGTGGTCTACATTTTTAGGATTTAATTTATCTCCTTTTCCACCTCGTAATTTATTTAACATTATATGTTCTGTTTCCTATTTTAAGTTTTTGAATAGTTGTCCAATTTATCATTCTATATCCTTTAGTTTGAACATCATATACGGGAATTAATCCTTTTTCCTCTGGGTTGTATGGCAATTCACCGCCCTTAAGGTAGGCTTTCACACCTAAACGAGCATTCATCATACGTAATGTACCATCTTTTTTAATAAACCAAACAGTAAAGAATTTACCTTTAGTTGATTTAATCATATTTTTAGCATCAATAGGTGAAATATCTTTTACCTGTTCTGGTTCATCATCTTCAGGTGTATCTAAATCAAATTCAGGTTCTAATGGTGAATTAATATCAATAGTTCCGGCACCGGTTGGATCTATTGGTTTTAACTCAGGTTCTTCCTGATTATCAGCACTTGTATCCATATTAGTATCATCAAGACCTGGAATTGGTTTAGCTAAATCTAATTCGTCTTTGTCTTTATCATCTAAATTAGGTTCATCTAATTCATTAAGTATTTGACGTACTATTTTTAATAATTTAATCATTACTGTATTTTAAATGTTCTTTAAAAGCTTTAATTAAATCCTGTTTTAATATAAACATATCATCTTCACTAGAACCATGATCATTCCATGATTCAACCATCTCTTTTATATCTTCTTCATTGTTTGGGAATAATGGTAATAAATGTTTTAATATTATATCTTCGCTTATCCATATAAATTCATATCCACCATTTTCATCTATTTCTTTAAATCCAATTTGAATCAAATTTGGATCTTTAATTTCTAATTCATTTAATATGTCTAATAATTTGATCATTAATTATAAATATCACTTATCTTTGTTCTTATAAGTGGTTTCACTAACAGTATGGTATTTACCACAACCATTACATTGTAATTGCACACGTTTTAAACCAGCTGCTGATATACGAGTAGTTGCTATTTTCATTTTCTTTGAACCACATTCAGGACAATCAACTTTATCACCACCATTTAACATACCATGATGAGTTTTAGATGTAATGTAATTAGCCAATTTTAGATATACTTTTTCTAATAAAATTACATCTTGTTTACAGTATTTAATCATATAATTTAATGATTTTTCATCATTTTCTAACACAATTTTTTTCCATAAATCAAATGATGTTGAATTTTTACTACCTAATCCTAAAAAATTAGCGATATAATTTAAAGTATTACTTTGAAATTTAAATTTAGACCTTGCTGCTTTTAAAGTATCTAATGTTGTGTATGATGGAAACATTGGAATACCATGAAATAAACATCTAGTTTTAATCCAAGGTAAATCGAATTTATCTCCATTGTGTCCTATTAATTCATCTGCTTCATTTGCTATTTTTACAAATTGTTGAAGCATTGTCTTATCATTTTGATTTTTATCCCAAACTATTGAATGAACTTGTTTTTCACCTCTCCATTTATAACAAATACATATAATACGTCTTTCTTGAATAATGTTGTCGTAGGGTATATTTTGTTTGTAACCTGCTTGCCAAAACAAACCGATGTTAGGACAGGTTTCAATATCAAAAAATAATTGTTTTACTTTCATGTAAATTTTTTTAGTTAATATAAGATAATATAAGAATTTTGACTAGAATTTCAAGTCGTCAAAATTATCTGATTTATCCATATAAAATACATCTTTAACACCTTTACTATTCTTAAGATGAATTTCAACATCTTCTTCAGTGCGTTTTATATTATATATAGTTATTTTTTCACCTTTTTTAAAGGTACCTATGTTTCCAGCTAATTTAAAGGTTTCACCTTGTGTTATTTTAGCTTCATTTAAAAATTGTATCATTATTGAGGATTTTGTGCTCTAGATTGAGCTAGTAATTCTTCGTCTTCTTCAGGAGTATTAGCTGGGATTTCACTATCACCATCTAATGGAGTATCACTAGGTTGAGCCGGTTCAGGTCCTCCACCATCAGGGAAGTTACCTCCACTAAAACTACCACCACTTCCTCCACCTAAATCATTTGATAAACCTTGATCATATTGTGCTTGTTGTTGTTGAGCAATATTAGGATCAGGCTTACTTAATAATAATAGATCTGCTATTGATTGAGATGCTCTTTCTAGTTCTCCTATATTAGCAGGATAATATTTTTTACCTGAAATTCTTATTCTAAATTTATTTGAACCAATGTATGTTATATCAAATTCTTGTCCATTAATTAATTCAATATTGAATACAGTTGGTTTTGGAGCTATAATTCTAATTGAAGCTATAAATCTACCAAATGCAGGAGACATTAAGTCATCCATTAACTCTTTTAATTTAGGAAATCTATAAATTAAAAAAATCGCCTTTTCTGCTGATTTTTCCTTTTCTTCTTGTTCCTTTAGAGTTTTTTGGACTGCTTTTTTAATATATGCTTCTAATATTAGTTTTTTATTAGTCATTTTGTTGATTATCTTGTAAATCTTCTTGTCCAACTTCATGAGTTAAACCCATTAATTCTTTAATTTTACTTGTTTCAGAAGTAATTTTATTTCTTAATAATGAAATTTGATTATCAAGTTTTTGTTCTAATGCTACTCCTTTAGATTTAATTAAATCTAATTCTTTAGCAAATCTAGCTAAATCAGCAAATTCAACTTCAGTAGTTGCTGTTTTTTCAGCAAATTTAGCAGTTGATATTTCTATTTTCATTTGTTCTAAAGCAGCTAAATTCTTTTTTAAATCAATTAATTTACCTGAACTTTTTGGAAGTTTTTCAGTTTTTTCTTTCTTTTTAGCTTTTTCTTTTTGAACAGCTTCTAATATTAATTTAACTGCTAATTCTTTTGTTATTTTCATTTTATTTTAATTTTGCTATTGTACCATAACTACCAATATATTCACCTTTAGAATTCTTTTTATGGAAGGCTATACCATGTACTTTTATTGAATTTTCTCCTGATGTAAATGTATATATTTCATCAAATATTCTATTTTCAATCACTGAATTTTCCCATGCTTCTGAAATACGTCTTGTATCTTCATGTGATATACAAGATATCCATCCATTTCCTAACATTTCTGATTCTACTCTTTTTACTAATTTACACATAGATGGGGAAGCATATGTTATTTCACCTTGCTTTCCACTTATCCAAAATGCAATTTGTTGCATATTAAGAGATATTCTATGGGTATCTTCTAAACTATCTACTTTATCACCAATAACATTAACATTAGATTCAATTAATTTTATATTTTTTTCTACTCTATTAATACTATCACGCAATGAACTACCTCCATTAGGTAATACTTCTTTTAAAACTCTATCTAGTTTTAATAGAGCGTCTTGCATTCGCTCAGAATTTTGTATTCTACTTTCTACTACTTTTTTTCTTCTTAATATTGCTGGTTTAATTACTTTTTTCCATAAAATACCAACTGTTGATAATATGGTTATTATTGATATAATTATACCTAATATTTCTGATAAATCCATATATAAAGATGTTTATAATAAATATTACATACCCATTTTTTCTTTAATTTCCTTAACTCCTTCTCTAAATTGTTGAATTATTTTTTCTTTATCTATATTACCACCCATAATCTGTTCAATATCACCATGTTCAGTTACATATGAATTATTATATCCATTAATAAATGTATCAAAAAATGCATTTTCTAAATCTTTTAAATAACCATTAACATTATCTTCTTTGATTTTACGTTGATATTCATCATATTTACCATCTCGCTTAAGTTCAGTTTCAAATTGAATAACGCAATCTAAACACATTTTATGAATACTATATAGTTTCTTATTTGAAGTTGAAGTACTCATTGGTTTATCACATTTAGGACATACTAAAGGTAATATAATTAATTGTTTTAATTCGTCAAATTTAGTCAAGGTTTGTTTTATTCCGTTTTGGAATATCCATTGTTTGCCATTTTCCTCCCAAATTTCACCTTCTTTACGTTCTGTTATAGTATGGTTATAACCTACTTGCGTAGTAGTTTTATCATTTGTTTTTTTAGAAACAATATTACGCATTCGTTGCACATCACGTTTATTGAATTCTTTAATCAATTTTGAATCATTCGTCATCTGAAAATAGTTTTTTAGGTATTTCATTGTTAATTGTTAATATTTTATTTACATCATTAGGATCATACATTACAATGTATTGACCTGATTGTTTTTCTTCTACTGCTTTACGTGTTCTATGATTACCATCTATAAGTATTAATTCATTTTTATCATTTTCATCTTTAAAATTAGCTATTAACCCTAAAGGTTCATTATAATTTATATTAATTTGATTATATTTTTTAGGATTAGCTTCTGAAAATTCAGGATGTGATAAAAAATGCATCACTTCAGGTGAATATGTTTTTATTTTAGTTTTTATATCACCTTGTTTTATTAAGTTATATGCTTTAGATACATCAAATTTATAGCGACCATGATATGCTGAAAATGTTTCATTTTCTCTTTGTGATTCGTTAATATTAACATATTTTTTAACTAATTGTTTCATTTCACTATAAAAATTATTTAAATCTTGTTTAGATAATATTTTTAATCTTCTAGTTTCTAAATCTAAATTATATTTTTCACAATATTTATTTCTTATTTCTTCATATTCTTCCCAACCTTTACTATTACTTGCAAACTCCTTCCAATTCGAATAAATATTTTCATCATAATAATCATATATTTCTTCCCAAGATGGGTTAGGATTATTTATTTCAAGTTCATTAATTTTACTTTCAACTAGTTGAGTATAATATTCAGGATGCAATTTACCCCACTTTCTCATAACTAAACCTGCAAATGCGTTAGCTTCATTTTCATGTGGAGAACCATCTTCACCACTATTATCAGTTAATTCCTTATTTATATTTTGATGTAAATGTTTCCATTCATGAGCAAGACTTCTCCAAGAATCCATTAAGTTTCTACCTTTAATATAAACTGTTATTTCATTATTATTTGGATCAAAATGAGCAAAACTTGTAGTTTTAGACTTATCTTTAGTTAATTTAATGTTATATTTTTCTTTAATTGGTAATTCTTGTTGTAAGAATTTTATAAATTCTTTAAATGAATCTTTAATTGATTTTTTAGATTCATTTAATTTTTTATTTTTATTATTGTTATTAATATCTATTAACCCACTAGCATCATATCCCAATTCATTATTAGTAAAAAATAAACCTCCATCTTCTAATTCATATTTTTCTATTCTATCAACATCAAAAATTATTACTTTACCTGTATGAGCAAAGGTATATAAATTTATAGTTCTAATTTTAATTTTATCTCCTATTTTAATATCATTAGGATTAAAATTAGGTATATATTTTGTAAAATCCCATTGTTTAGATGGTTTATTTATTCCTAATTCGTTTAATTTTTTAATATTTTTAATATCAAACATTGATTCAATTTCATTAAAATCAATTAATCTTTTATCAAATTGTTTAGTAATTAAATTTTGGAATTTAATAAAGTCTACATTAAAATCAACAAATGTTGTTTTATAGTAATATAATATTCCTTCAGTTATACCTTCCCATAATATTAAAATAGGACTTAATGGATACCAATCGACATATTCAAAATTTCCTATTATATATTCTAAGTCAATATATTTGAATAATTTGGGATTTATTTTAGCAAAATCTTTAAATAGTTGTTCTAATTCATCAAGATTATTAATTGTTTTTTCATTCCATTGTTCTGGAATCTTTATATGAAATTTTAATGGTTCATTTATTTCTAACTCATTAATATCTTTTTTTTCTAAATCTTCTAAACATATTTTAGATTCATCCCACCATTTATTTACTATATCAATATGTCTTGTTTCATAAAAATTATGTAAATTTTCAAAAAACCATCTTAAAAGTATTATTTTACTTGCTTTATCAATAGTTAAAGGAAATCTTATACCACCTGTTTCAGACATGTTTCTATTGTTTAATCTACCAATTTCTTTTTGTAATTTAAGATTTATATTTTCAAAATAATTGGATAATTTTATAAAACCTTCCTCACTAGTTATATAATCAGGTTTAGTTGGTTTAACTATAGGAATGTATTTTTTTGGTTTTAATACTTCCAGTTCATTAATAGCATTAGATTTACGAATTTCTTCATCCTCATTATATGGGATACGTTCTCCACTTACATAATCTTCAAATGCTATATCATCACTGTTTGGTATAGAAACACATTTCCAACCATTAGACCAATACCATCCTTCTTCTCCACCTATGGTTTCATCATCAGGTTCATATATTTTTTGCAAATATTTATTTTCTTTCCAATTATCACCAGTCCACCATAATTTAATATCATATGTTTTACCTACTTGAGGTTTGCGTGGATTATTAATTTGTAGTTCGTTTAGTTCATTTTTATTTTTATATAATTTTAATCCAGCAAAAAATGAATATAAATCACTATAATTACATTTATATATAAATTCAAATCTATCATAAGCTATATAAAAATGTTTATCATTCCAAACATCTATATAATCATTAATATTAGTTCCTTCTTCTTTATGTATTTGTTCTAATATTTCATGGAAAGCATTCTCAACATCATCAAATGAATTAAATTGATTATATTCTACTAAAGGTAATAATTCATTATATAATTTATTCCATTTTTGACGTTCTAAATCAGGTTTAGGTTTATTAATCTGCAATTCATTTATTTCATCAGCTTCAAGAATTTGTTCCTTATGTAATTGTTTTGACCACCAGTCTTTACTAAATAATTTCATACGTATAAATATTATTCTATTTTAATAGATGTTGGGTATTGTAATATTATAGGTTTGTCATTAGGATTTTCTAAACGATATATATCATACACCTTAGTAAATATATCAAAGTTTTTTTCTATTTCATCTATTATTTTGATTTGCCATCCTTTACCTTGCCATTCCTTTTCAGTACGAGTAGCTGCTTTTAACCATAAAATTCCAGTTTTAATTACTTTTACATCATGTGTTTCATTCCATGCTGTCGCATATGCTGCTAATTGTAATTCATATGTGGTATGCAATGAATTAGAAGTTTTAATATCTAATAACCATAATTCATCTTTTATTTCAACTATTAAATCAGCAGTACCTGCAAATTCATATTTATCACTAAATAAATGATACTCAGTTGCTATTAATTTAGGTTTATAACGATTCCAAAATTCAGCAAATCTTAAAATCATTTTCCAAACATCTAAATTATATTTAATGTTACCTATATTATCTATCCAATGTATTTCTTCACCTTTAATAAAACGTTCACAAGCATCATGTACTTGTCTACCTTCATCAGCGGCTTGAGCTGCTATAATTTCAGAATTAAAACCATTAGCTTTAATCCAATCTTCGAAAAATCTACCTTTAGGAAAATAATTTAATATGGTTGATACTGATGGATAATATTCATTATTTCTTTTATAGAAACGTTGATCAAAAACATTTAATTGTTTTGAATCTTCACTATATTCAACTGTTCTTTTTATGTGTGTGTTATGTAGGATATTTTGTCCTTTATTCATAAATTCAAAATTTCTCCAATATACATTAAAATTTTTATTAAATCAAATTTAATTTTAATTGCATAAGTTTGGAAAAATCTAGTTGTTTTGTTTTTTCTAAGATACTTAAAAATCGACTATAACCAATTTCATTAATATCTTTACCATCAATTTCAACTAAATATACTTCTTTTCCCATATCCATCAATTTTTCAGCATATCTAATTGAAGATTTAATTGCGTCTGGATCTAAACATATATATATTTTATCTACTGATGATTCAGCTAATTTTTCCATTAATGCATTATTAATTATTTTACCAAACAATGGTATAACATTGCGTTTTATTGTTAGGGCATCGAATATACCTTCTACCAATATTATTGGTGCATCCCAATTAATGAATAGTTCTAAACCTATAACTTTAGATGATATAGGTGGGTTTTTATATTTGGGAAATACATCTTCTTTAAATGATCTAGCTACAAAATAATTTAATTTACCTTTAGCATCATATGATGGTATAATTATTCTACCTGAATATTTACCACTTTCACAAAATCCTATATTATATTTTAGAATATCATCTTTTGTTATATGACGTTTTTTAAGATATTGTATTGCTCTTCGAGCTTCTAGTTGAACTACTTTATTTAAATTACTTATATCAACGAGTGAAACATATTCTTCTGGTAGTTTAATTTGTTCTTCAGGAGCTTGTTGTTTTTTAGAACCTGGTCTTAAAATTAATTTTAATTCATTGTTTTTATCAGGTGCAACTTCTAACTTTTTGAATAATGATTTGACTGTTTTGCCTTTTGTTTCTAAACATGTCCAACAGTGCCATGGATTTTCTCCTTTTTCATTAGTTTCTAAATTTATTTCTAATTTTCTTTTATGATGATTACATATAGGGCAATGATAAGAATAATTACCATTAGAAGTATATTTCCCTTCTTCACCTAAAACACGATTTAATAAATCTAATAATGTGTTATTTATATTAAGCATATTTCCAAATAAACCCTCCTGCTTGTTTTTGTTTACCCTTCAAAAATGAATTAATATCTCCTTTTACATATTTAGATGCTTCACTTATAGATTCCCATTCTTTGATAAAATTACCTTCTAAATCATATTGATTTACTTTTTTTCTTAAACATTCTTTACCTCCACTAGTATCCCATGTTACTTTTCTACCTTTTAAACCTTTGGATATATTGTTTTTCCATTTATCATCTATCCATGTTCTATCCATGGTTTGATATGAATTTTTATGGTTTATTTTATGATTTTCATCAAATGGTTTAGGTTTACCTTTATGTATTTTACTCATTTTTTCCTTAGTAAATTCATTATGTTTAAAACCTAATCTACTTTTACTAAGTTTTAACTTTGATTCTTCAGTAAAAAATGAAGGTCCACCTCCACCATTATTTTTATTAATAACATCAAATCCCCATTGTTTAAATTGCTCAATCCAATATGTTTCTAGTGGTTTCCAATCTTTTTTATCTAATGAATCAATTTCGTCTATATAATCATATGTTATTTCATTACCATATGTTGTTTTGTGATTAATAAATCTACAATTTTTAGTTTTACCTATGTAGACTTTATTTGGATCTCCGTAACAATTAGTTACTAAATATATTTTTGTAGAGTATAATAATATAGAATTTTCTTTCATTTACACAAGATAAATTAAAGATTTTGACTTAAATCTTTTGTAAATATTTTTCCTAAAATGTTACTATTAATGAATAAATCAGGTTTTTCTAATACTTCATAAACACACAAATATTTTAATTCAAAGTAAGTGAGCTCTTTTGAAGAACGAGCAAGTTTGAGTAAATAACGTTCATAAATTGATTTATCAGGATTATTTTTAATTACATCAGCACTACCATAATATGTTTTCCAATCAGATTCAGCTATTACTTGTTTTTTAGAAGCCTTTCTACCTCTAGTAATAGGTAATGCTTTAATTTCTTTTTTACCTAATTTAATATTTCGGTTAGTTTTGAAATTTTTCTTACCAATATACATTTTACCTGAAACTGTATCTTTAACTAAATAAATAAATCCATACCATTCATCTATATTGAATGATTCATTATTTATTAATTCGTCTTCTATTTTATTTAAATTCAATATATCCATCTTCTATATATGTATCCATATTCTCAAACATATCATTTGCAGTACTTTTATCCATTTTTTCTAAATTTTGTATAATTTCATCTTTAGAAAGTTTTATTTTATTGAATAATGGATTAAACCCATACCAACTATTTAATATATCTGATATAACCCATTCTTCTGAATCCTGTAATTCCCCTAAACTAAAGTTATATTTTTCTAATAATTTTTCTAATATATTTACATCATTTATTACATCTATTCCTTTTTGAGTTAAATTATATTGCTTAGGATTATTGATTCCTAATTCATTTAATATTTTTTGTAGTTTAATCATTATGTATCATATTTAATAATTATGTTTGTATCAAGTTCGGGTGAAATATAAATAGATTGTCCCATTTTAGCAACAGCTAATAATTCGTTATTATCATTATATAAACCTACTCCAGTTATATAAGGTGAAAATGATGAACCTGTAGCAAAATCTAAAACTGTTCCATCAGCACTTCCTGATTTTAGTAACGTTGGATTATAACTTAAATTAAAATTTTCAGCTTTTATTTTACAGTAAATATAATTTTCATATGTATTCCATTCATTTTTAAAAGAATAAACTAATGAACCTGTTAAAGGCATTGGAAATAAGTTTTGATATAGTTGATTTGTAACTATACATAATCCAAAAGCATAAAAAATATTTCCTACAGGAATACCTGAACCACTTGAATATTGTTCAACATAATTATAATCCCAATAACCTCCTGAAACATATAATGCACCTGATAATGCGTACTTATAATCTAATAAATTACCATAACCATCATCTAATATATAATAATCTGATGATGATACTATAAATGATTTAGGTAATACTTGGTTTCCATAAATGTCTTTATCTATATAAATAGATTTTATAGTTTGCCCATCATTTGTAGGAAAATAATTATCAAATAATGGGTTTTCATTATAATTAAAATATGAACTAGTATTTCTATAATTAGAAGCTGAAATATAATATAATGAATTTATTCTATCTTGAGGATAAGGTAAATTTAAATTATTATATTGATGATAAAACAATTGGTTTATTTTATTATATTCTAATTGTTCTACACCAGTAATAGTTCCACTAATAAATAAACTAGAAGTACAAATTCCTGTATAACATTTAATATATTCATCATAAGATGAAGCTGTATAAGCAAATGACCATTGCTTATTAGATACAATATTATCCTGATATATATCAGATTTATTTATTTGTTTAAATACTGACATTTATTAGTTTTAAAAACTTAATTTGGTTCTTATAAGTTGTTCTTTGGTAAAGTCTTTTAATAATGGTCTAGACAATTTAGCAACAGCTAATAATTCGTTATTATCATTATATAAACCTACAGATGTAATATATGTTTGAGGACTATTTACTAAAGTACTATAAATTATACTTCCATTATCATCTATAATAGATGGATTAGTAGTATAATTAAATTCACTATTTTTTACTCTTGTAAAGAAATATCGAGATGATACAGTTTCTTGTGATTGTAATGTAAACCCAGCTCCTGCTTTTATAGCATTAAATATTAACTTAGCATTATCCGTTAAAGTATTACTAGTTCTATTTGGCGTTAAAGTAATTACTGAATCTATTAAAGAACAATCTAATAATATTATATCTAAATCAGGAAATAAATATCCAAATGATGTACCTGTTAAAGCACCTGTTTGAACTATGTTATAATATCTATTTTCTCCTATAAAGTTAGTAGTTGAAGTTACAGAACTATCATCTGTTAAAGCTAAACTAAAGGTAGATGTTAATTGTAATCTTAATGAACCAGGATATATGCTCTCTTTATATCTAGATCTTGAAAAATTTATTACATAAAAATCTTCAGATGTTGTACCAGTTCCATTATTAAATACAAAATTTTGTGTTTCTGTACCAAATATTAAATTTCTATATTCACCATATATTACTCTAGAGGGTGAATTAGTTGTTGAAGCTACAGCATTAATTGCAGCAGAACCTGAACCACTAACATGAGCATATTGTAAGCTAAATTGAATTTCTGAACCTGTTAAAGCAGATCCAGTTTGGTAAACATTTACATTATATTCTGTATAAGTAGAAGATGTAAAAAATGTAGTTAATGGATTAACATTATTAGCCCACATAGATGTTACTACTGCTTCTGAACTAACTACTGAATCTTCGGGTGTGTATCTTGAAAAACTCATATTTTTTATTATATTTTTTGAATATTTAAAGGAATGGTGATGCGGGCGCCGCTTGATCTACCTATAGCTGTAATAGTAGTTGTTAATAATGTACCAGGAGTTAATGAAGGAAACAATGTATCTATTGTAGTACCTGTCAATGTAAATGAAGTTCCTACTGCTGATAATGATAATACTGTTCCTGATGTTTGATTTAACCCATCTATAACAGGTAAATTATTTATTCCAGTTCCTGCAAATGTTGATAATAATCTACCATCAGCAGCTGTTAATATATAACCACTTGATTCATATGTACTTGTTGAACCTAAATAATTTAATGTTTGAGGTGTAATAGTTAATGAAGCACCTTGTTTTAATATTATTGAAGTATAACCTAAACTAATTACAGGTAATTTACTTGTTCCACGAGGTAAAGTAACTAACTTATAACGCATTATTTGTGATTCATTAGGTATAGCTTCTAATACAGGTGTATTTTCTATAGCTTCACCATAATAAGCTGAACCACTTGGGTGTGTTGGATTATATAATGTGTAATCTATTTCATCATCTGCTAATGCAAATTGGGTTATACGAAATGATCCATCATTACGAGCTAAAAGTTCACGACCTCTTTTTGTAAGAATAGCGTCTATACTAATAGTTTGATTATTTAAAATTGCCATGTTGTTTTATATTATTTAAATTAATTTAAGAATAAAATATTGCTGCTCCAGCTGATATAGATGCACTAGTTATAAGCAAATTAATATTTACACCTGAACCAAATGTTAAAGGACTAGTACTAGTAGCTAATACGGTACCATTACCATCTTTTAATCCAGTAAATGTAATAGCTTGGGCTACTATACATCCTAAAAACGAGCCTGTAACTGAACCAGAACCACTTATTGATGTTCCTCCTATTTTATTTATTAAAGCCATTTTAATTGTTATTTATATTGATAAATATACGAAACTTAAATCTGTTTTCCAAGTTATATTAAACTTTATATTTATTATATAATTCTAACATATTTTTATAAAACTTATATAACTCACTTCCTTTTATATTTTTAATAACATAGGGTATACTAGTGTTGGATTTAGATATATTATTGTTAATTTGAGTAATATAATATAAATCTTTTAATTTATTATACCCTATAGTACCCCTATAAAATCCTCTATTATTTATAATTGTTTCATATAATTTTAAAGCTTTATTAATATTATAAATAGGTTCATTTATATCCAATTCATTAATTAATTGTGTTAGTTTTATCATATTAGATTTTGAGATTTAAGATTTTTAATAATATCACCTGATTTAACTTTTAATTTTTCATTAACATATTGTGGATATACTATACCTTGATTTTCTGAATCTGAGAAATTAGTAGATTTTAATAATATAGATGTTTCATCTGGTACTATTTTTTGTACAGCATAATATGGTATGTATTTTTTATCATCTGTATTATAAGGTAAACCTGTAGTAAAATTAGGTAAATCTTGATCAACAACTATAGTTAAATAATTATCACCTAAAAAAGGTGTAAAATATACATTTATTATATTATATTCTTTAAATATGTATGTTCTATCATGATATTGAGTATTTGCAGATAATCCAATAGCATAATCAATAGGATATACTAAAAATTTATCTCCTTTATCTATTGTAAAATTAGTATAATTAATATCAAATACATTTGTATTTAAATTAGTATTATATCTAAATGTTCCATAATTATCTGATATAAGTTTAGGAAACACTACTATTCTATTAGAACCTGCTGCTTTCCAAGGTAATGAACCTGAATTTTGATAATAATTAGTAAACCCATTAGGAAATAACCATTCTTCACCGGTAGCATATCCAGTTGACATATATATAGAACCACCATGTTTACAATAATTTGTTTCATGTGTTCCTTGTAAACTAAAACTAGAAGAATCAATATTTAAACCAAATATTGGATGAGGACTACCTCCTAATACAAAATCATATGATGCAACTGCATATGAAGATGGTCCAGGTGAACTAGCACTTATTTGAATATTAGCTAATAATTCAGAATTACCATTTACTAATTTATGATATTTTGTAGTAGGATAAACTGAATGAGATACAAATACAAATAAATTTGATGTTACTACATAAGGTAGTAAATCATTAGTTATACTACTACCTGTAATAGAATGTAATACTCCATTTTGATATATAGTATATGAAGCAAGATATATTCCTGTTATACTAGCGGAAGTTATTAAATCATATGATGCACTAACTATAGTATCACTAGCATTTGGTAATTCAAAATTCTGATAACCTGAACTACCTAAATTATACAATACTGTATCTATACCATATCCTCCTTTATATATTTCTATATTAGTATTACTAGGTTTAATTGAACCTGAACTATCAAAATAAGATATAGTAATATTTTCTCCAGATTTAAAAATATTTTGTATATCAACAATATTATTATTTTGATTATTTAAATCTAAAACATTATTTTGTTCATTAATTAAATATTTTAATTTTAATTGAGAGACATTAGCTAATAATAATGAAGATTGTTTAATATTAGTAAAATATGAAACATTATTTTTAATAATATCTATTGTAGATGATTTACCAAATGAAGTATCTCCATCTGTATATGTATTATATAAGGCACTAATTAATTTAGTTCCATTATATCTAGATCTATTTAAACCTGTATCATAATAATTCGAATCTTGTATTTCAGTTGGTACTAATATATTTTGAGATGAATATGGTTGTATTTCTATTTTTCTTCTAACATTAGATAATCTACTAGCTGATATATTATTTAATAATACGTTATAATCAGAATGTTGGAATAAAGATAAATTTAAAGAACTTGATAAAGCGTAAGGATTAAAATTATTGGGGATAAAAAATTCACCATATAAATCTTTATTACTACCTGATATTTCACCATTATAATATGGTTCTTTAGTATTTTGTAAATAATAATAAAAATTATCATAATCACTATTTAATGAAGCTGTACTATATGATGCTTCATACATAGTTTGATTATCAATGTTTGGAAGATTTCTTTTCCATTTTATTCTTTCTAAAGCTTGTTGTTTTATAATAATACCCTCACTTAAATTAGATTTAAATGGTAAATAATCTTTTACCATTTTAAATAAAGTATTATCAAAACATTGAGATAATTCTATAAATCCTCTTATATCATACTTAGTTGTAAAACTAGATGATATAGCTGATGCTCTTATTTGATCTAAAGAATAATATGAACTTGATATTTCATATCTAGGATCTCCCAAATAATCATCAATACTAAAATTAGGATTAGAAGATGTAATTGAAGCTGAAATTATTAAATCTATAGGATATTGAGGTGAAAATGCTATATCTACTCTGCTATCATCATTTTTATAATTTTCATATACATCGTCTGCTAATTTAATTTTTGGGTGTAATATAGACCCATAACTAGCTGTATATACAGAATTATCAATAATTCTTATTTTATTTGAACTATAATCTAATAATGATGCTTCAGTATTTGAATTACCTCCGTATTCTTTAATATTTAAAATACTACCTGTAATGCCAAAAGTTGTAATTAATTCTTGAATAGTTTTATATGAACCCTTCCCTTTAAATAATAGTGGAATATTATGATATATTCTTTTATACAACTCAGCAATTAATTGTTGAGATGATAAAACTCCATTATTACCAATAATATAATTATATAAATCATCATCTTCCTTTGTATTATATAATTTAATACCTAGGTCTTGTAAAGCAAAAAATACTAAATCTTTTGAAATACCATTATCAACATTATTATAACTTTTGTAATAATCAGTAATTGATTTTATATAAATCCATATATTATCAAAATAATGTCCTACCATATCAATAAAATTGACATATGGTTCATTATTTTCATCTATTGCAATGTATTCAGGAATAGCATCTGATAATTTATTAGGATTATTATTATCATAATATATAGATGAATCAATACTACTTGAAAACCATGTTAATGTATTTATTGAACCTGTAGATTCTAAAATATATGGTGGATTTATATTAGATTTAGGCCATGTTGATGAACCTGAATTAAAATATAAATAGTTTTCATATCCATCAAATTTAATTATAATATCATTAATACTAGATGAATATTGACCTACTTGTACTAATATATTTGGTTGGATACTTCCACTATATTGAGTTATAAATGTATTATAATCTTCAATTTGTTTAATTTTATTATAAAAATTATTTAAACGTTTTTCAGCAGAACTAAATCTAATAAAATTTTCATAACTACTACTATAATTAACATTTATTTCTATTTCAGCTAAATTTATTTTATTTAAAATAGATTGAATAGATGAACCACTATAATTAGATAATAATGAGTTAGTAGATTCATACTTAGTAGGAGTAGTATTTTTTATATCTAATTCAAGGTCAAAATTAGGACCTCTTAAGTTAGGTAAAGGATCAGCTAAAGTTTCACTAGTTAATATTAAATCAAAAATTGTAGAATTTGATATTTCTTCTACAATACATAATGTACTATTTATATTTATATCATTAGATAAAGGTTCATATAATTTTACTAATATAAATCCATTATCCCAAGCAATATTTGTTATTAATTTTACATTATTATTACCAAAATTTAATAAATATGGTTTTAAATAAGGTACTAAATTTTTATCATTATTTAATTTATTAAATTGATCTTGTAAATTATTTATATTAACAGAAGATATTTTTAATTCAGTTCTGTCAGGTGATATTTCTTTTATAAATAATTCTAAATCTTGAGGATTTGAAATCCATTTTTTAAAAAAATTATATTGAGTTTTAAATTCACCAATTTCATAATATTGTTGTAAATCAAATAATGGATTTATTTCTAATGTTGAATATGTAGAATTATTGTTTAATGAAGAACCTTGAGATGGTAACTTATATAAATTATAATTATAATCTAAATTTAATAAATTTAAAGCAGCATCATATATAATATATTCAATATAATCTACATTTGGATTAAAATTATTAATTACATTTTGAGTACCAATTAGTAATACATCATTTTGATTAAAACGATTTATATCATTTGATAATTCTATATTTCCTTTAAATATTATTTGTGGCATATTTTTTAACTAATTGTTTCATTTCATTATATAATTTGTTTAAATCTGATTGAGATAATTTTTGGTAATCATATTTATACTTTGGGTTAGAAATATTATATTTATTTCTTATTTTTACATATCCTTCCCAACCTTTAGTACTTACACCAAATTCATTGTAATTATCCCAAATGTTTTGGATAAAATAATCATATACTTCTTCAGCAGTTTTATTAGGATTATCAATTTCTAATTCAGCTAATACATCATCATCATTATCTGGATTGTATGGTAAATTGTATTTTTTAACTAATTGTTTTAATTCTCTATAAAATTTATTTAAATCGGGTTGAGATAATTTTTTAAAATTAGTTTTATCAAGACCATAAAACCATTGTTTTTGTGAATAATAATTTTCAATCTTTTCATATTCTTCCCAACCTTTACTACCAGCACCAAATTCATTGTCATTATACAATATATTATTTCTATAATAATCATATACTTCTTCCCAAGATGGATTAGGATTGTTTATCTCAAGTTCGTTGATTATATTTAATAGTTTAATTTGCATTTTTTACTTCGGTATTTAAATCAGATAATGTTTTTGCATCTTCTAACATTTGAATTTTAAGACTTGTTATTTCATCTAATAATGCTTGAACAGATTCATCATCTGCTAATTTAACTCCTAGATATTCTATAGTTTTATTTAAAATATAATTATGTGAATTAGTATCTCCTTCTTTTTGAATTTGATAAAATAATTCATCATAATATTCAAAAAATTTATCTATTGTAATAATATTAACATCTTGAATATTTTGTTGATTAAATGTTTTAAATTCAGTATCAATTACTTTAGAGTAATTATTTCCTAATGTTTGTGTTTGTATTTTAATGTTACTCATATTGTTTTCTTAATTTAAGTAATTTTAACATTTGTGTATAAAGTGGAGTTACATCTTTTATAGGATAAATTGAAAAATCACCATTAAAATAAAGTCTATTAAATTTATATTGATTATGAAATGTATAAAGGTCCTGTATAAATTCATTATATAAAAAAATCCATTCATTTCTTTGATCATTATTCCATCCTCCACCAATATCAAAATTACTTCTTTTAGTTAATTCTTTCCAAGCTTTATTAATAATTTTATAATTTATAGGATTATTAATTTCCAACTCATTAATTAATTGTGTTAATTTTATCATCTAACTACTTTGAATATGTTGTTATTGTCAAATACTATTGTTTCTCCATTTATTATTACTTTGATTAATATCTTATAATATCTCTCAGGCTCAAGTCCTGAGCAATACACATCAAAATAATTTTCATCAGTTACACTTATTCTTGTATAAGAAGTATCATAATCTATAACCATTTCTTCAGTATTATAATCTTTTATAGCCCAATAAGAAGATGTAGGTAATAATTTATTATTTAAATATACAGAAGATGTTTGAAAAGACCTAATGGGATATTTATCTCTAACATTAACTTTAAAACGTTGAACTGAATCTTGTTGATATTCACCTTTATTATTAGATATATTAACAACTACGTTGCTACCAGTAATTACAGAGCCTGTATTTGGGTTGTAAATAACATCAACCCATCTTATTTCTAAACATGGTGGGTATATCGTATGAGTATTAGATGTAAAATAGTTGGTTTCATATGTAGAACCACTTGTAAATTCAACTTTTTGTTTCAATAAAGTACCTTGATTTTCATATAAATTACTTAACCATGATTTAACTTGATGAGTTATATTTAATTCTATATCTTTAGAATCTGAATGTGTAAATGATTGAGAAGTTGCAAAATATATTGCTCCTGTAGCCCAATTAAAGTGATCCCACCATGTTCCTCCTCCAGCAGTAGAACCTGTTTGATATGATGAACTAGGATATAAATAGTCATTAGGACCAACCTGTACTGAATTGTAAAAGGGCGGTGTGTACCATAATGAACCACTTAAATTATCTCTCCATTTCCAACTAACTCCATTAGTTGTTTCAGGGTCATTTGCTAATCTACCAGTACCCATTTCCCAACTCGATGATATTGGATAACATATTACATCATATTCCAATGGTATTTCAGATGCTTTAGCTAAATATAATTTTAAATAAGCTGAATATGGGATATTACTTAAACTAGCACTAATGCTACCACTTGCTATATTATTTGATCTAAATAGTGTTTGAATTTCATTTAAGTCAAACTTTACTAATGTTCTAGATACTTCATATGTGTCATCTACTGAATGATATAGACTAATATCCGTTATTTCATCTAATCCTGTATTTTTATCAGGATAATATGAATATAATGTTGATGTTTTAGTTGGGAAGAATTTATATATAGCCATAATAATATGTATGTTAATACATATAAATATTAAAACTTATGGCTATTTAAAGCTAAATCTTCACATTCTTCTTCTGTTAAACCCCATACATCACCTTCATCATAAATATAATCGGTATCAAATAATGCTGTAACGAATGAACCAGATGATCCGTATGGTAAATCCTCTTTATCTATACCTTTAATCCAATTCTTAAAATTAGACCAATTCATAAATTCTTCATTTGCTTTACCCAATTTACTAAGTTCTTTAATTATTATATCAGCTAAACCATTGAAATATTTTTTAGCATATCTTTGTTGAATTAATGGATCTAATTTATTTAAAATATGGTAATAGTTTTTAACATATTTAATAAACCCTTCTTTAGTGGGTTCGTTTGGATTTTTTACTTCTAACTCATTTAATAATTGTAATAGTTTAATCATTAAGATATAAATAATTGTGCTTCTGCCTTACGTCTACGTACTAAACCATTTAAAACTTTACCACCACCTTTAATAACTGATGATTTCCAATACTCCACCAATTTATTTTCTGGCATTAAATTAGATAAATATTTACGAATATTTTCAAATATTTTATATGGAGGTTTACCTGTACCACAGTTATAAACAAATGAAACTAATGCTCCTTGTTGGTTTTCATTTAATTTATTCCAATATACTTCAATTAATGTATTTTTAGCTATATTACCATATTTAACTAAATCTTCACTTAATGCAACGGTAGCTTCAGCTTCGGTTTTTATTGTTCTAATTGAATTAGCATAAGCTTCATTTTTTGAACCTTTTAAAAATTGTTTTGTTCTAGGATCAATCATGGCACGACCATAACCTTCTGTCCATATTCCAATTGGGTCTAATTTTGGTTGTAATCCTACTTGTTTTAAATCTCCATCATGTAATGATTCAAATGATTTGATTAAGTCTAATGTTGCTTTGTTGAATATCATAATTATTGTTTTTAATAAATATTAAGAAGATATTAGTTTAATCATTTTCAATTAAATTTTGTCTAATAAGATTAATATGAGCTCCTAATTCTTTTATATCTTTAACAGTTTGTGCTAAGTCTTTAGTTATTTTTTTAGCTAAGTTTTTAACATGTTCATTAGATGCTCCTTTAAATTTAGTCATATTACTATATACCTTATATATATTATTCATGTCTTTATTAAAACTTTCCATGTTGTATACTGTATTGGAAATTTTACCAGTAATTGGGTCTACTTCATCAGGACCTAAAACATGTCCTTGTTTTATAAAATCATCTATGTTTAATTTATTTGCCATATGTATCTAATTGTTTTAATTCTTTATATAATTTATTTAAGTCTTGTTGGGATAAATTCTTTACAAATGATGGTATACTTCCACCCTTAAGATTATACTTAAGATTATATTTTGGATCGTTATCATATTTTTTAAATACTTTTTCATATAATTCATCCCAATGATAATCCTGTCTTAAATAACAATACATAGCCCAAACTCTCTTCCAATCTTTGTTTGGATTTTCAACTTCTAATTCATTAATTTCTTCTTTATAAGGTTTAATCCATTTATTTTTTAAATAATATTTTTTGTTTACACCTATATTTCCTGTATTTGTTTTAAAATATATACTCCCAGTATTCGAATATTCATTTTCAAATTCTAGAATTTCCCATTTATTCCATGTATCATTCCATACTTTATATTTATTACCTGGTATTAATTTATTTGGTTCGTTTATACCCAATTCATTAAGTAATTGTGTTAATTTAATCATATTGATGAACAACGTCCTTTAATATCATCATCCATATATTTAATTTCAAATATGCTAGGATCTAATGATGGATAAACAATATTATTTCTAGTAGCTGCAACTATATCATAACCATATTGTGAATAAGTACCACCTTGTTTATTAATAATTTTAATGTTTTGTACTGATTGTACTTCTCTTACTTTAAGTAATAGTGAATATATATCTGCTATTACTATAGGTTGACCAATACTCCATTTATCGATTGAAAAATATTCTTTTAACGCGTTTATACAACTGTTTATAGCTTGTCTATTAGATACTTGAGGAATTGAAATAATGTCAAATTCAACGCCTATATTAATTGTAAAAGCATTTTTAATATTAATTGCATCAGTAGCCATTCTATAATTATTAAGATATGTTACTAAATTTTGTTTTAATGTAGTAGAAGCTTGGGTTAAATTTTTATTTGAATCATAGCCTAATATATATAAATCAATTGCATTATAATTTATACTATTATCAGATAATACTTGATTTGTATTTTCTAAATAACATTTAGAAATAACTCCTAATTCACTAGGCATTGATAATGTTCTATTAATATAATCTTCTTTAGTAACAACTCTATTTTGAGATGAAAATGAGTTTAATGTATTTAATCTAATTTCATTAACAGTGTCAGCACCTCGTCCTCCTGTTGAAGGTTCATTATTATTAAATATTAAATTAGTAAATAAATTTTGTTGTAAAGGGTCATTTATATCTTTAACTATATTATTAAATGATACATCTGAGTTACTTAATGTAAATGATTTTTGATTTATATTATTTGAAGCAATATTTGAAACTATTCCTCCTCCTACTAAATATGTTACTGTTAAAGTCATATTTGATGGAGCTACACCATATTCTTGAGCTATAAATGTATTTGCTTTATTATAATTATTAGTAGGATTAAAAATATGAGGATTAATACCTAATTGAGCTGTATTTGGATTAGGTAATAATACTGAATCAGAAGATACTGAAGTGCCTGAACCAAATTGTAATTGTAAAGTTTCATTATCAATAAATCTACTAACAAATCTACGAGGTGTATGTAAATAACTTAACACATATGGGGCTGAACCACTATCAGCACTATTGTTTAATGAGTTAATATTAATAAAACTTTGAGCTAAATATGGAACTTCATACCAAGTATCATCATTACTATCTGTAACTTCTAATATTTGCAATATGTTAGAATCAGCTATATTAACACTATCAAATTTTACTGGAGATGTAAATGTAAAAGTTGCTGTTTTTATTTCAGCTGAAATTGCTTTAACCTTAGTTTCTAATAAAAAATAATTTGCATCATAATAACTAGAAGTTGTATTATAAATATTAGTAAAATCAATATTTTCAGTAGTAATAAAATTAATTCCATTAGTACTATTTATTGAAACATTTGGATTAATTTTAAAAGCATAATCATAATCTGGTAATAATGAACCAGAAACAGTCTTATTAGGTACTAATTGAAATACACTTAATTCAGTATTTGAGGCATAAGACATTTTAGGTCTATAACCTAATGTATATGCTATATTAACTATATTGTTTAATTCTTTAGTATAAGTTAGTTGATTTTCTTGTGTTTGTGTATCTAAATAAAACGATAAATTATCACCAACATAAGATGCTAATTCTATAAACATCATTCCTATTGATGCTTCTGAATAATCATTGTATGATGCAGGAAAGTATGTTTTAGCATAATCCTGCAATGAGCTACGAAAAGATTCGAAATTACGGTTAAGATATGTTATATTTCTAATATTATTCATTTATCCCTAATTCATTTAATATGTCTAATAATTTTATCATTGTTCAAAATTAATTGAAATATTATCATTTTCCTGTGTTAATTTAATACTATAATCAAGTAAAAACGTTAACATATTATTATCAGGATTAGATGATATTTCTATTTTATTAATAACTATATCAGGAAAATAAGCTTTAACTAAAAATTTAATATCCTCTACAGTTGTTTCATAATTATCATCAATTAATTGATTAAATAATTGTTTTCTAAGGTCAGTTCCAAAATTTGGATTAAATAATCTTTCACCTTTATTAGTTAATAATAAATTAATTAAATTATATTTAATCTGTTCTTTATGACTATATGTAGTTCTGAACGCTGATGGAACACTAAAAGGAATAGCTATACCCACTCCAATATTTGGATTTAACACATTTGGATTAACTTGAAATGTTTGTGTTATGGGCATTATTTTATTATTTTATATTTTAATAAAAAATTGATAGTTACATCTATACTACTACTATCCTTTAATAATTCTAATAATCTATCTTCAATATATTTTTTATTAAATTTTTTATTTATAGGTAAATTTAATGTTTCAATAGCTGATATAAACATTTTAAACATTGATGGATTATCATTACTTTCTTTTTTTAATGCTTCTAAATCCCAATCTTCTTTTTTATTTCCAATATAAAAAGGTTTATTTACTCCTAATTCATTAATCAATTTAGTAATTTCATTATCATTATCTATAGGTTCTATTTTTTTATTAGTTTGTTTTTTTAAATATGATTCTATATTCCATATTATACTACTATCTAATCTAGAACCTATTTTTAACTTTTCTTCTCCTTTTAAATTAAGTTCTTTTTTTCTAAAACTTACATTTATACCATTAATAGGTTGATCTAATGTTAATACACATTTATTAATATATGTATATAATTTATCATTCCATGAATATTTTCTTTCTTCTGTATTATCATATTTAATATTACCTTTATTATATATTTTATTTTGATTTTTATCTATCATATCAAAATATACAACATTATTTCTTAAACCAGTTATTTTAAATTCAATTGATCCATATGAGGGTAATGAATCAGATACTTGTTTATTATTTACTCTTTTATCTTTTTGATTATTTATATTTATATCTTTAAAATATATAATTTTTTGACTAGGTGTTAACACACACCAATTTGTACCATTACTATAAAATATTAAATTATCAATTTTTAAATAAATAAAATAACCTGTACTTAATATATAGCCACCTCCTCGATAAGATGAATATATGTTAGATTCTAAATTAGATTTAAAAAAAGCTCCTGATATTAAACGCATATTTTTTAATTCTATTTTTAATGAATTACATATGAGTTTTATTTTATTATGAGCCATTCTTCCTATATAATAATCATCTGTATAATCATTTAATTCATCTGTGGTAATATCTTTAGTAATTATATATGATCTATTAGGTTTAATAAACTTATTTAATAAATTACCGTATCTACCTTTATTAAATTTTATTATTCTTTCTAAATTTGAAATAAAAGTAGATCTATCTATATCATCAGGTAAGGTCCAAGATCCTATATTTCTTTTATGAGCAATTTGATCTAAGGATGTTATTGAAGGATTATTAATTCCTAATTCGTTTATTATAGGACGACTTTTAGTAAAACCATCAAAATTAACATATTTTCCATCAAATTTAACTTCTTTATCTTCTACTTTAAAGGGTATATTATGTCTTTTTAAATATTCTATAGCTGCTCTAGCTTCTATACTATCTGTTCCTTCTGGGTATCTTGTATAAAATTTATCATTGGGTGCATACCAATAACCACCATAATGAAAATTATGGTAATCTTTTTCATCATCTTTAAAATAAAACCATGACTCATTTTGTTTATAAGGTTTTATTTTATTAGGATTATTGATTTCCAATTCTGATATGAGAGACATTAATTTAACCATAGTTCTTGAGACCTGCTAATTCTTGTGGTGTTAAACTTTTAGCTGAATCTGCTATAAATGATAAATATGGATTTTCATTTTCAACTGGTAATTCAACTGAAGATTGTTGTTCTGGTAAACCAAATAATTCAGACATTTTATTTTTCATATTATTACGAACTTCTCTAATTTCTTCAGGTGCTGCCTGATTTCGAAATAAAGGTTTCATATCTTCAGTTATAACAGGTGTAGAACGTTGTTGATATTCCATCAATACTAATGGTAATTCTTCACGCATCGCTTCTTTAACACATTGTTTTATTAATTTTTTGAATATTTCTGATTTCATTATATATAAATATTAAGGTTTTAAATTATTTTGTTCAATTTGAAAAATAAGTTGATCAATTAACACTTGAGTATCTAATGTAAAAGATACATCGGTTTTAAGTACTTCAACATTATTGGTATCTATAGCTACAGCATAGTGACGTTTAAATCCGCTAACTATTGGTGATCCAGGTGTTGTTTCCTCTTTAATAGCAAATTTAAATCCATTATATGTTACCGGAGATAATCCAATTTGAACTTGTTGTTTTAAAATATCTTCAAATTCTGGTAATGTTTGTGTTTGATTACTTTGTTGAATTATTTTATTTTCAATTTTATTTTCAATCAATTTAATTTGAGATTTTAGTTCTACCAAATCTACTTTAATTTGATTTAATTCAGCTTCTATTAAATTGATTGTAGATTTAAATGATGTAATAGTTTTATTAGCCTTTTCTAATAAACTACTAAGAGTATTAATCAACCCAGCAGTAACACCAGGTGTTAATGTGGGTAATGGAAGAGCTTTTAATGTTACTGTTATAGTTTGAAAAATAGTTACAACTGTTTTTAATTGATTTAAAATTTTATTAATAGAATCTATTTTCTTTTCAACTGAATTTATTTGATTTAATAAAGCATTTTTACGATTAATTAAACTTTGTTTATCCCCAATTTGAGTATTATTAAAATTATCTATATCATCATTTAATTGTTCAATATCATTGTCTAAATTAGAAAATATATTTCCTATATCAACTATTTTTTGAAGCATCAATTCAGATGCCATAGGTAAAAATAACAAAGCTGGATCCTTACCTAAACTTTTTAATCGTTTGGTTTTAGCTTTTTGTTTATCTTTATTAATTTTTTTAATAAAGTTTTTATTTTTTAAAGTCTGTTTTGCTAGTGCTATATCTTGTAGTTTAGTCATTATACATCATAAGTTATGTAATAAAATTTTAAACCCTTTATATTAAATTCTTTAATATCTATTATTTCATCATCATTAATATTAAAATATTTCTCATCAATTGAAGCTTCCCAACCTATCTCAAATTCAGAAAAATTTAAATATACTACATTTGCTTCTTTTTCCCCACTCCAATCACCTAATTCAAATTTTATATCTGTTTCAGGATTAAAATTATCATAATATGATAAGACTAAGTCTCCATATCGTTTTTTTAATAATGTATTCCAAACTTCTGTTTTATTTTTATTTAATTTGTAAAACAAATTAGAATTAGGTTCAGGTTTATTTATTTCTAATTCATTTATACGATCACCATGATCATAATTAGATATAACTTCTTCTAAAACTTCTTCTATAAAGGGTTCTACAATAATTGGAGCATACATATCATCAAAATTATTATCCCATCTAAAAAATGATTTAATTCCTTCATCTATATCATAAATTGTATAATTATATTTTTTAATATATTGATATATATCCTTTTTTATTTTACTTATATTTACATTTTCAAAATATTTTTTCCATAATTTATTTTTAACATCTTTTAACATGTTCAAATTAAAATATTCTTCAGCCATATCATCATCAAATTGATCATGATCAAATTGATCATCATTATACATTATATTTTTAATATTATCATAATATTCAGGTAAATATTGCCATATATCTTCATCAATATTAGTAACATGTTTTTCTAACCATTGAATAAAATATTCATTAAAATACATATTAATTTCTTTCATAATGTTAGAATCAAATTGGAAATGTTTATTTATTTCTAATTCATTTAAACTAACAAAATTTTTAAAGTCATCTAATAAGTGATGGTAAGTTAAATATTCATAGTTTTCAGGTTCTATTTCTATTGTTTTAATATATTCTTGAATTTTATTTTGATGTTGTGGAAATTTATCTAATAATATTTGTCCTATTTCATTCATTTCAACAAATCTATTCATTGATTC